CACTTTCTTCCATGTTTTGCTAGGTCTCCCTACACTACTAATGGCATGATGTGCCTCATCAAGAATAATGAAATTGTAGTCATTTGGAGACAGCTTATGGATGCTCTCATAGTTAGTGACTGTATAGTTCTTAGCGTGTTTCCACTTTGATAGTGTGTCTTCCCATCCAGGGATAGCCTTCTTCTTTGTAACTATCAGTATATCATTCATCTTACTATACTCAGCTGTTAAGAGAGCTGTTAAGGTTTTGCCTGTCCTCTCTTTCCAACTGAGGTAAGCCAACCCATGCTCTCTAATTGTGTTTAGAGCCCATTCAGCTCCCTCTATCTGATGTTTTCTAGGTTTCATTATTGAGCCTTTCTGTAAGACCTACAACTCGTCCATTTCTGTATGCAGCTTTAAGTAAATCTTTAAAACTAAGTTGTTGTTCCAATTCTCTTACTTCATCATAGTACCATTTTTCAAATAGCTTGTTTATATGAAGTTCATAGTTGTCAATTGCCTGGGTAGCTACTCTATGTTTTAAATCTTCAATTCTATTCATTTATTCCTCCTCAAGTAAAGCTGTCCACCATTCTATGGCTGTCTCTGCTTTTATATATCTATGAGCATCATCAGGCTCAAGCATATTATTTACTCTTCTTGCAGATATCTCTGTCATTAACATCTTTAGAGCTTCTATTCTCTTTTTAGCTAATATAGATTGCTCAGGCTCAAAGAAGCTCTTAGGCTGACCTGTTAAATATTTAGTCGATTTGATCTGCCGTCTTGTCATCTCTAATCCCTTTGATAATTGGTTGTATGTAGGTATCATCAATACGCTCATACTCAATCTCTACAACCTTACCAACATAGTATTCAGGTGGTAGTGACCTCTGATAGTCACTAAGCCCACTACCTGCAGACACAAGCCTACCTATTGTATCTTCAAGAAGTAAAGCTCCAACCATACCCTCATACTTACCTGTACCCTCCATTACATCTACACATAATAGATCAGCTGTAAGGCGAGGTTTAATTTTGACGATGTTGTTCACTCGCTTACCAGGTTGGTAGATGTGGTCAGGGGCTTTCAACATTGCTCCCTCAAAGCCTTCATTCACATACCTAGAAGCTATCTCTTTAGCTGTGGCTAGTGTACCTACAAGTTCCTGTTTAGGTATATGGAACCATTCATGGTCTTCAAACATCTCTTGTAGTTTAGATAATCTATTCTTAAAGATTGGAGCTTCATCAATCATATCCAATACTACAAATCTATCTTTTGTAGAGTCACCATCTGTTCTAATACCTTTAGCATAGTTAGTTCTGTATGTTGTGAGTCTAGCTGATTTACCTCTATCACCTAGTTTACCTTCACAACCATACAGATATTCACACTCAATGTGGAATGGCTCTGTAAAGTGTTCCTTAATGTACTCAGCTAGTTTGTGGAGATAGAAAGCTTTACCTCCACTTGTAGACATGAATACTCTATCTTGATGGTATTGTATTTGAATATAATGACCATCATACTTACAACTTACATAGTATGGGCCATTACTTAGCTTACTCTCCGGTATGTTCTTTAAGTCCTTACCTTTATTCTGTTTTATCATCTGCCCTCTCCTTAGCCTTTCTAAGCATTAAGTATTGTCCCTCAGATTGGAAATAGTCAATTAACACAGGCTCTCCATTTATTTCAAGATTGTCATAAAAAGCATTTACAACTTTATCGCTACAGGTAGCAGTGTGTCCTGAGGCATATTTATACACCTGATCTGTAGACACACCTAATACCTTAGCTAGCTGAGGATTGCTCATATAGTCTTGAAAGTAGTTTACAGCTTCTTTTAGACCTATTAGCTTTGCCATCATCTACTCCTATGGGAATTTACAACCTGAAAAAACTCATTCTTAACTTCTGGTTCACTCAAGAATATGCCAGTCAGCTTAGTAGTCACAGTTCTAGCTCCATGATGCTTCACACCTCTTGATGATATACACATATGCTCAGCTACGATTTGTACGCCAACACCTCTAGGATTAAGAAGCTCCTGAAGCTCATCCGCTATCTGTGTAGTTAGCCTTTCTTGAACCTGTAATCTCCTAGAAAATCTCTCTACAATCCTATTAAGCTTACTTAGACCTACAATCTTCTCCTCAGGCAGATAAGCTATGTGTGCTACACCTATAATAGGTGCTAGGTGATGCGAGCAGTGACTCATAACTGGTATATCCAGCTCTACAACCATTTGATCTGTGCCGTCATCTTCAAATACTGTAAACTTGATTGGATAATCATAACCTTCTACCCAATCATTATCCCAAGCTTTGATAAATCTCTCCGCTGTTCCTTCTGTATGGGAATCACGCCCCGCTTTAGCTATATAATCTATAACTGTTTCCATTGCTTCTATTGCTTGCTCTCTTGTACTCATTTCATTGCCTCCACTTCTTCATCTGTTAATTCACCTAATGCCCATAATCGTTCAATACACGTTGAACACTTCCCACATTGCTCTTCACCACCTTCATAACATGAGTATGTAAAGGCAGGATCCATTCCACATTGAATACCTAACTGAGCTAATTCCTTCTTAGTCAAATCTTCAAAAGGAGCTTCTAGGATAATGCGATTGTATGTACCTGACTGCATAGCTAAGCTCATGTAATAGTTAAAATCAGGCTTACAGTCTGGATACACTGCATTATCTCCTTTGTGACTACCTAACATCACACTACTCAAATTATGGCTCTCTGCAATTCCAGTAGCTATTGATAGCATAATACCATTCCTGAAAGGTACTACTGTAGCTTTCATGCTCTCATCCTCGTAATGACCGTGTGGAATATCTCCATCACCTAGTAGAGCACTTGCTATATTTGTGAAGGCTGTTTGCATATCAACCACAATGTGCTTGATGCCTAACTTCTTACAATTGTGCTTAGCCATCTCAATTTCACGCTCGTTGTGTCTACTGCCATAGTTGAAACTTACAGCAAGCCCAATTTCACTTCTGTGTATATATAGAGCTGATGTTGAGTCAAGCCCTCCGCTATAAATCAATAATTTCATTTGTTATCTCCTGTAAAAATTTGATATTAGCAACCATGAATAAATTCCATTGTACTTCCTCAGAAAAGTCTACGCTTGTGCAGTCTTTCCTAAACTGTGTTTTAACTAGATTACCTAGATGACCTTGCCATACAGCTGCAGAACTATCCCACGACTCTATATAGTCCTCAAAAGGGCTAAGCATGCCTAGCTCCCATAGAGAGTCTGTAGCTCCCAACAAGTGTATCTTCTTCTTTGGCATATCAGGAGTTATGTGATCTCTGAATAGCTCATACCTAGCTCCTGGGTCATGTCTATAGTTCAAATGCTCTTCTGATACAGCAACTAAATCAACCTCAGGGTTAAGCATCATCTCTCTAAACTGTTCAGGGGATGCAGGAATAGTCATAACCTTGTACCCTGCCTGTTTAAATTCCTCAAAACCATCGTATGTTCCATCGGGGCATATTAGGTGTGTAGCGTCTACCATCTCAGCAGCTTTGATTAGGTCTGCTGGAGGTAGGCAGTAGCCAAGTTCAAAGAATGAGTTATCTAAATACTTAACTCCTTTCAATGCCTTCATCTCTTTACGATACTGCTCATCCTCTAGAACAAGGTGTGTTAGCACCATATTTAAGCCTTTGTTATAACGCTCATCAACAAACTTTATTAGGTTAGTTGGACAGATGTGTATTAACTTGATACCCATTATTCTACCCCCAATAACTTGTGTAGTTGAACTGAGATGCCAAACTCAGGATATGTAACTAGCCAATTAAGGCACTCAGCTACGTTGTCCATGTTAACAGTATGCTCATAGTTTTCAGGCTGTAGATACACTCCACTCTTTCCTGTCAAGTATGGTAACAAATGTTCCTGTGCAGGAATGATAATTTTAAGCTCATCCCAACCTTCAGGGATTGTGGTCTCTTTAGGTGAGCAAGTTATTAAATCTGCATTGCCACAATTAGATAGGTTGTATCCATTTGTCTCTACCTGAACCTTCAAACCTACCGCCTGCAAAGCTCCTATTAGAGGTCTTAAATCTTGTAATGTAGGCTCACCACCTGTGATGCACACCCATCTAACTCTACTCTCTTTAGCCATCTCTACAATATCATTGACTGTATATTCCTTTATAAGCTCTGCATTTGTATGTTTAGGCTCATCACAAAATGAACAAGCTAGATTGCATCCATACAACCTAATGAACAAGGTATTAATACCTGTGTTCTGTCCCTCACCCTGTACTGAGCTAAATGTTTCTACTAACTTTAGCATGCTTTGCCTCCTTTATGTTATAGTATATAACGTCCTCACCAATGAATGGTTTAGGTCTTCTAGCTACTGCCCATCCTGTAGCTGTCTCCTGAACTCTAACCTCACTTACAGGCAGGTTATTTTCTACACAAGCTCTAAAGATGTGATAAGCCATATTTTCCGCTGTAGGGTTGTAATCAACCTCAACCATTCTCATTGGCACTACCTCAAGCATAGCTTTGTAATGATGAGCTAATGGATCCTTAGTGTAGAACATAAATGAATGGTCCCAACTATCAAACAGGTGTGATAGCTTATCCTTCAACTCACCGAAGTCCATGACCATTCCGTCTGGGTTTAGATGCTCACTCTCAAGTGATACTTCAAACAAATAACTATGCCCATGAATACTTTGACACTTTGTGCTGTAAGATGAGACCAATCTATGGCTCACCTCAGCTTTAAATCTTTTAACTGCTAACATTATATCTCTCCTACTTCTACGATAGTTGTTACATTACCTCTAGGCATCATCTCCAGCTTAACATACAGCTTTTGCGGGTCAAGACCTTCATTGAGTATGTTGTAAATCTCGTTACCTAAACCTTCATGGCTGATTGCCTTATCTCTGTAGCTATTAATCCATAGCTTAAACGCTTTAAGCTCAACAGTCTTTCTGTTAGGAATGAACTGCACAGTAACCTTACCCGAGTCAGGATAGCCACTGACTGGGCATAGAGCAGCCACTTCAGGATGGATCATAGTTACCTTGTATCCATTGTCAGTGTACTCACTGCTCAGCTCCCAAAATACTAAATCTTCATCTGGGTCAAACTCTGTAATAATATCCCTACCATATCTGTGAGCTAACTCACTATCTTTGTTTCTCTCTTCACTAAACTTACTCACTCTATACTCCTTGTGTTGGCTGTGTCCAAGGCACCCATTTGTACCCACCTTTACCATCTGGCTCAACTTGGTGCATATCTACCAAACGCCTATCCCTTATAGCATCCTTAGCTGTAAGGTTCTTCTGCTCAAAACACTTAACAACAGCATCCCATCTATCATATGCAGTCTCTTTGCCTGCTAGTGCTTTAATAGCTTTCTTAGGTCCAATACCTGGACAGCCTCTAATGTTGTCTGTTGAGTCGCCTGTTAGCGTCTGTATGTATGGGAATAGCTCTGCCTGCTCTTTTGTGGTCTCTACCCATTTTGGGTCTATCCCATACTTAGCACTTCTATAGTAGTTCCAATGCTTACCTGGTACAGCTCTCAACACATCTTTATCTACAGCACATAGTACATATTTGTCTGGGTGTGTTCGCTTTAGATATACTACAATATCATCCGCTTCTACCTGGTCGCCAATACAGCCAGGATAGCTTTCCAATAGTATCTCCTTAACCTCTTTTAAACCTACAGGATAGCGAGTGTGCTTTCTGTTGGCTTTATACATCGGATCTACTGTGTGCCTAAAATTCTTTCCGCTAGTAAAGTATAGCTCTACACTCTTAGTGAATGTAGCATCTCTTATATCAGCTATTCTCTCGTGGCAAGCTTCAACTGCTTCATCTATATTTATTCTCCATATACAGTGTTCCTCCTCATCCCAATTAGGGTCTGCAATAATCTCTGCCCACTCTTCTTGTGAATAGAAACTTTCATCGAGTATGTCGTCTGCATATTCACAACCTGAACAGGCTGCATACGCTATAGTATCAGCATCTATGAGAGCAATCTTCGTTGCTTTTTTAATACCTTCCAGCCCCTCATCACAACCTAAATCTTCAATTTCCATTACTAATCCTTTTCAATTCTCTGTTAGCAAAATATATAATTTTGTTTAGCTCTCGCTCATAGTTTGTAGCGCTGTGTCTACCTATATTGAAACAAAATGCAACTTTAAACATATTACCTTGATTAAAGTTCATATTCCGTCCCTCAATAATATCTCCAGCTTCTGTCCAGCCAGGCTCAAAATCATAGTAGCTAGTTGGACCTCCATTGTCCTTAGTTCTGTCCTCTGTTTTTGTGTAGTAGACGTCTTTATTGCCAAACTCGTTAGGGAATATCCCTTCAAGTTTGTAGTTAGCCTGGATGGCTAGAGACTCAATGGCAGCATTAGGCATTTGAGATACAAGAAGTATGTTACCTTTAACACTAGCAAGTAGCTTCTTAGCAACACCTTTTCTTCTAGCTTCAGGTTTAACATAGATATAATATATCTTAGTCCACTCTTTGCCTCTCCACTCTTTAGGTGCAAAGGCTATAAATCCCTCATCATTCTCAGTTACTATAGGCTCATGCATATTTTGCCAACCTCTAGACTTCCAAAGTTTTTCAAAGCCTCTAATTAATGGCTTGTCTGCTTCAGAAGCTATCTTAACTGCTCTACTAAAGCTCATCTCTAATCTCCTTATTCATCATGGCATACGGTTCTAATGTAAATGTATAGTCTACATCTGTGCCATACTCTATTCCAGCCATGTTGCTTCCAACACCCACATCTACAGGCATAGGCACATCAGTTAAAGGTGCATGAGCTATAGTATCAAACCATGCCTTCTGAGCTAACTTAGCTAGCAACTGTGCCTTAGGTATATACACCTTAGGGTCATCTACAACATCAATAGTGACTGAATCGTGTACTCTGTTAACTATGAATGTATCATCATCTAGTATTAGCGCATCTATCTTAATAAGCCATTGCTTAAACACTTCTGCACCTGTTCCTGATACCTTGATGTTATTCAAGTCAGTAACAATAGATGCTTTGTATGGCCTACCTAACACAGTCTTATCCATCTTAGTGGCAGACCTACTATTGACTTCATGCCACGCTTTAATATCTGAGAATACATCTTTCCATTTTGTTACAATAGCTTTCGACATACTATCTTCAAACCATACGCCGGAGTTTCTACACACAACACGCTGGAAGTTTGTAGCGCCTCCTCCGTATAGCAGTAAGAAGTTAGCTTGCTTAGCTACCTGACGTGGATTCTGTCCAGCTGGTAGCATATCAATCTCTTCCTGTGAGAAGTTGAACTGCTCAGCTACATAAGAGTGTAAGTCTTTACCTTCTTTTAATGCTTCATACATATTCATCTCAGGCAGTATCGCACATATCGTCCTAAGCTCAATTTGAGCAAAGTCACAGTATATCAGCTTACGCCCACTACCTTTTGGGTGTCCCCACATAGCCTTAAAGTCTCTAGGATATTGTGTCAGGTTCTCATTGTCCTGCTGGATCCTACCATTTATTGCGTGAGGTGAGAAGTGAGCTCTAATCCTATGCTTGTCGTCCATAGCTTCATAAGCTCGCTTAACAAAGTTAAGCCTTTTAATACTCTTCCTAGCTGAGTTTATTCTTGTAGCTAGCTTAGCTTTCTCCTCCGAATGGACATAACTAGTCTCTTTGTAGTACACAAGTATTTTATTGCTAGAAGGCAGTTGAGACGAGTGAACAATCTTCTCAGCCTTTCCAAAATTCTTCTTAACTACACTAATGGTATGACTATCAATGCCCTCTCTAAGAGCTTTAGCCCATCTACCATTTGACATTTTAGCTCTAATCCATAGGCCAGTTAAACCTCCTGGTCTATTCTCAATAATCCTAAGAGCTATCTCATCTGATGATAAGACAGTGCCTAACTGCTTTCTAACCTGTTGGTAGGAGTTCACATTAAACGGCATACTCAACTCAGCTATGTTATTCTCGTGATGTAATCTTAGCTTCTCCAATTCCTCCACGTCTACAGGCATACCTAATGAATCTCTCATAATTGTACCACACACTTGTATGTCAAGCTTATACACCATATGCTCTGTCATGTGCTTCACTTTGTGCCATAGGTGTGGCAGCTCATACACGTCTATTGCACCGTATAGGAGTTGACTCTTCGACAGAGGAGCTGTGCCTGTTTTCTCATAGCTAAGCTGCATATCCTTCTTGACTAAGCCTTGTTTCTTGTATGGGTCATACCCTAACACCTTAGTTAGTGCATTGTCTAGTGAGTAGCCTCCAGCTGTATTCCATTCAGGGAACGTCAGCCTTGACAGGTAGAATGTATCATCCCACTTCCTAGGTCCTTCATACAGCCCATCGTACATATCTTCTTTAAAGACACCCAAATCATATAAAAAATTATGTCCTATAAGGTGATGTTCCCTCAATGTAATCCACAGCCTATTAACATCAACCTCTAAAGTATCAAATAATAGCGCCTGCTCCCACTGCTCCTGAAACACCTGTACAAGCCGTATATCGCTTCCTAACTTCATCGTTTCTGTATCTACAAATAGCGGAGCGTCAGGGACTATTAATCCCTTGAGCTCCTCTAGGTTAGATAGCTTGTAGATGCTAGGCATCTGGCATCTCGGCGTGATCTAGTTCGACCTCCTCAAGCCCCTCGTCTTCACCCAAGTCATCTGCCTCAATTTCGTCTGAACCTGTGTACTCAACAAACTTTTTAAGCTGAATTGCATTTAGATAGAAAGCTAATCCTTCATTGCCAGGAAAAGCATTGATACCTACTGAACCATGAATAACACCTATTGAGTCATTCCCAATCTGTCTGTCCCCTAGGTCCAATCTATCTCCATTAGCTCTCATGACTTTGACTACGTTAGGCTTGCCATCTTTTGGCCAGTGTGTGATAGTCTTAGCTGCAAGTGTCCAACGTCCGGTTGCTTTCTTAATGAGAGCATCGTCCTCATCGTACTGCTCTCTACCGTTAGCATCAAGATCTGGAACCATCTCAGGTTTGAACATATCATAAGACTGCTTAGTACAACCTGAAGGTTTGTTCTCTCGCCAAAACTTGTCAAACTTAGCTTTATCCTTTTTCATGGTAGCTTCATCTGGATACACTACAGTAGCTGTGTATATGTAGTTTGCCGGATCCCCATTGTCCTCTTGGTTCATCTTGAGCTTACCTTGTCCGGTAATTGTAACCCATTGAAGAGGTAGTAGTGGTGTTTTGAATGTCATCTTTGCTTGTGCCATTGTGTTTCCTTTGTGTTGAATTGTGTTGAATTGGTTGGTATGATGCTAGCACAGGGACCGTATCTTTCTAATTTATGTACAATTATATCATATTTATACTTAAATTATACTTAAATTATTGCAAATATAAATTATTTATTAATATAAGATTTACTTATACATAAATCATGTGAATAATCAATAATGCAATACTCTATATGACCTATTTCCTCCATCGAGGTTTCAATCTGAACGATTTTATCGTGTTATGTGATACATATATCACATAACATATTTAAACGTTTCTCTTGTTATACCATAATTATATGAATATTATTTCATCTATGGCACGTGATAAAGCTACATACATTAGTCTCTGGTATTGCTCAGTGCTGAGTGCTTTACGC